GACGGTATGTACCACCGTCATACGGCAGATAAGACACGCCACTGATCTCGTCAAAATGATCCCATGTCCACGCACCAACGCTTGGCCAATCCTTCTCCTCTACTGAGATGGTAACGGAGGGCTTGTGCTCGCACCAGTGTCGCTGGTAGGTGAGCCAGAGGGCGAGGTGGTCTCTTGGGGTGACTTCGTCTCTGGTGATTCCGTCTGGGGCTTTGATTGGGAAGCTAAACACAGTTGTCTGAGTCGGCTTGTAGACACAGTCTTCCGCTGGAACTCCTTGGCTAACCAAGAATTGGCTGAGAGGATCTTTCTTATCTCCTCGTACTCGGCGGATGTAGTACTTAGCGTGTCGTGGGTGGATTCCCGAAGCTGAGTCAACAAGCTGCGATACTGTGCCACTTGGCTTAACACATGTAATTGCAGCTGATTTAGGGATTCCAAGGATTGCAGCAAACTGCTCATTTGCCTCTCTTGCTGCCAAGCGGAGCTCTGCGAGGAATTCATTTAGTTCTGGTCCTTCTGTGGTGAGGAGTGGGTTGTCGTAGATGCCGGTGAGCGAAACGCCAAGTAAGCGCTCCTCTTCAGTATTACGTTGCCACACTTTACGCAAGTAAGGGAATTTTGTGAAGGTGGCTTGGATTGTACCAAGGATGGCGGCAAGCCGCACTTTTCGCAAAAGGGTTTCTTTGGTGTCGTCATGGCGTACTACACATTCACTAAGATTACAGAATTGATATGGTCGAAGGATAATTTCCGAGCAAGGATTAGTTCCGAACTCATAATTCGGATCTCGATGCCCGTATTTTTCAACCGTCTTTTTAGCAGCCTCCCGATTAAAAATGCCTCGTTCACCGGAATGGGAGTTGTAAAGTGATAACCATTCTTCCATGAACTTTCCGACAGTAGGTGTTTCGTTATACACCGCACTGTTGTTCGCAAGAGCGCGGTGTGGAGCTGTGTCCCACCATGGTCCAGCTTTTGCATGTCGAATCCTTTCATCATCAAGATCAGATAGCGAAATCATTGCAGAGCGACGCACGCCACCCACTACAACCACCTCACCAATTTTGCACATCAAGTCGTGGCACTCTAAGCTGTTTAGCTTGCGGCCCTGTGCGTGTTTAAAAGTATTAACAGTGAACTTAAATAGGTCTACTAATGGTTCCGGCCCAGAAGCACGTCCTCCAAAAGTTTTGAGTCGTGCTCCGGCAGGTCTAACGGTTGATACGTCCCACTTGGGAATTTCTCCGGCGTATAAGTGTGCGATGAGAAGACGCAATGACTTGGCCCATCCTTCCTTAGAGTCGTGGACAATAATTGTCCCCCCAGATTCATAGAGCTTTTCTGGCACTTCGGGCAATTTATTAATATATTTAGATTCAACCGAGAAGCCCACGCCAGTTCCGCACAACAAGATAAACATAGCTTCGTCGAACGACTTAACATCATCGACAGGTAAATACGAACAGTTGTAAACGCATGTGTTATCACGATCTGCACTCTTTCCAGCCGTCATCATGGCTCGCATGGACGGCATTAGTTCTAGGTTCTTGATTGCGGTGAATAGCTCTTCTTTTAACGCAGAATCTGCGGTGATTGCTGGTGTACGGCTAAAAATATAGTCTACAAAACGGCCTACTGTTTCATCCCAAGTCTCTCTACGACCTTTGTCGTCTTGGTAACGGGCATATCTACTCATTCCGATATATTCTTGATAGCTATCCATCTCGTTATATTTTTTATTACTCATTCACCATTCTCCACATAGTCATTGCGTTTTTGTTTTTATCACCACCCATAATCCATGCTGTATTTTGAGGACCATAACCCATTTGTTTTAGAGCTTTTACCATGGAAACAACTTCCTCAGAAAACTTTTTAGGATACGACCATTTTTCTGTTTGTTGCTTATTAAAAACGGGTTGTATCTTTTGAATTAACTTAGATTCTAGATTTTCAGCTTCGGTATTTGTCAGCCCTTTATGTAGTATTGTTACAATGTCAAATAAAGTATATCCATTATCTAAAAAATGATTCAAATACTTTGTGTATTCAGGATCCCTATTATTTCGTCGGCACAGCCAAGCCCTTTCGTAAGACCCTTTACCGATATATAAAATCTCTCCGGTTTCAGGATCAGCATGTTGGTATACATAATACTTCATGGTGTCTTTCTTATTATTGGTTGGTCATAAGGGCAAAAAAGCCCGACGCAGTTTCTACGCCGGGCCGCCCACTTCTATGGGTACTACTTAGATAGCAAAGTCTGCAGCGGCAGATGTTGCACCGCCTAACTTTTCTCCATCTTCTAACTTCTGGACGTTATTCAAACCACATGCAATGCCTTTAGAGCCTTGTGCGTTGTATGGGTAGAACGTAATCGAAGCACGGCCATAGCAGCCACTGTAGAACTCATTCATGTCCATGATTGGGTTCAAGTCAGCGTCTACAACGCCAGGCTTTTGTGCTGAGTTTGCATTGATAAAGTAAGAGCCTGCGTATGCTGGATCGTCTTTCTCTTCGTCGCCGTCACGTAAGCCACCTTTAAGACCTTTAGGCACTGAACCACCAAAGTAAGCAGCTGCGCCAGCCTTAGTGTCTTCGTATGCCTTTTGAATCTTGGCAATGGTTTCCTTGTCAGACTTAGGAATGATGATTGATACTGAATACTTTGGTGTACCACCCTCTACTGATGCTTTTGGTTGGAACACGTTAGCGTATGAGAAACGAACTTTACCAGTTACGATTTTTACTTTAGCTGCTTGAGTCATATATTACCTTTTTAACATTAGTACTGGACTTCAATAGGTGCCAGCACGTCTAACCTTTTACTGATGTTACTAATACGCAAATCTACTGCTTTAAATTTCACAATGTGAGAAAGTTTAAGCGTCGTACAAAATGCCCAACTTCTCCATTGCGTGCTTCATTGCTAGAGCCTTGATAAAGTCTGAACGGTATTCAAACTCTTCTAATAAATCCGGCTCTTCGCCAATAACGTCAACTACTTCGTAGATTGCGGCTCTTAATTGCTCCACACCCTCTCTGTGCCTGCTTCCCGGTAGAACTTCAAAATCAGATAAATACTTATTTACCAATATGTCCGGAACTTCAAACTCCGAACCATAACATTCTACCATCATAGGCGCCTCTTTTATAATTGTAATGTCACCATAACCAGACCCACATTTCCAAGGGCGTACCCTAAAAATGAGATCCCCATGCCTACTTGGCCTTTCATAAAAAATTGAATTGCTACAAACATATACACACAACCAATAAAACCAATCAACCATGCGTTCATGCAAAGTCCTCCTTAGCGTCTTCTTTGGCCTTAACTAGCTTTGGCGAACCTTCTGGGCGTTGGATTAGCGCCCCTAGCCAAGCTGTTACTTGCCCTTTTGGTCCTAGCTTTTCCAGAGCTGCTATGGATTTGAGCTTAGGTGGTTCCCATATAGCTTGTGGGTCCATACCCTTTTCAACTAAGACCGTAGCGGCCATTGCTGAGTCTGAAATCTTACGGTGTGTTGTCGTCGTTGCTAGCTTGTATCCAGAGGGTACAATGTTCTTTTCTACTGCTCGGTTTAGTGCAAACTCTTCTACGTCATTGACCCAAGTACGTAGCTGCTGCGCCTTAACTAAGACTTGACTGACTTCTTCTTCGTCGAGGAGCGGGGCTTCTTTGAACTCGAGCTTGGCGAGCTCGGTGTTGAAGTCGCTGCGGGCGCGGCACGTCGCTTTGGCGCGGCAGAACTGGCACCACTCACCTGGGAGGAACTCCCCGCTGCCTGCCCACGCTTTCTTGGCTTTGGGTTTGACGTAGTAGTTTGCCCAATCGAGCAACTTACTGATGCTTGTCCCGTCGGTACTGATAGAGTCAAGCCTTGGTTGGTGAATGGTGTAGCTGACTTCCTTGATTTCTGGCCATTCTTCTTTGAACTTAGCGTATGCTCCGAGGGCATAGAGGCGGAGCTGAGTGTTATCTTGCGCGTGAACGGGCACTCCTTTTCCAAACTTAAGGTCGATGACTCGAATGGAGTGCTTAGAAAGTATAACCACATCGGCCGTACCAAAGCCGTCAGGAACCCAGTCACTGAAGTCGACACGCTGTTCAAAAAGCGGCGTGTCCCCTTCACCAATTTGAGAACGAACGTACAGTACATAATTGTCAACGTGAGCTTCAAAATCTTCATTGAAATAAGGTGTGTTTCTAATGATCTCGTATTCTTTTTCATACTCTTCAATTCCTATCTGTCCAAAATAATGTCGTAGTTTAATCTCTCCAAGGGAGTGGGCCATAGTGCCTTCTTGACTGAAGTCAAAAGAACCTGCGGCGCGTTTTTGTTCTGGGAGTGTTGCCTCTAATCTAGCTGACGGTGTACAGGATAGCCATCGTTTGGATCCTGATGCAGATAGTATGGCGTGTGCGGTCATATTATTCTCTTATTCGGGTTAATCGTATATTTACTAATACGCAAATTCAGTCATTTTGCGCAGTATATTTTTTAATATATTCTTGGGCGGATTCTAAATTTTCTAGTGATTCTTTAAAGTGCCCCAAACCGGAGTTGCAGTGTGTGCAAAGTATTCCACGCACAGCCAACGTAGTGTGGTCATGGTCTACGCAAGGGTTTTTGTCTGGCACAAACGGCAGCTTACAAATCTCGCAGGCGTTTCCTTGATCGGCTATCTTTTGGCGATACTCTTCAGAAGTAATGCCGTAGTTGTTCATCCGCATTCTATCCAAGCGTCTGTCCCGGTTGTCCTTGTAGTCTTGATTCTTACAGGAACGACACCAACTTTGCAGTCCGTCTTTTGAGTTTTTGCTTTTACTAAACTGGATAAGCGGCTGTGTTTCGTCGCATTTAGAGCACTTCTTCATGGAACCCTCACTGGTTATTTGGTGGGTAGCCAGTGAGTGAGCACTGGCAGGGCCGCTAAGCCGATTCCCCTTTGAGTTTTATGTGTTAAGTTTTGCTATTAAATCAGAAACTTCTTTGTCGTAGTCCACTACGATTTCTTGCTTAATGTTTGCTTTGATCTCTTGACGGTCTTTGTAATCGTCTGGGTATTGTCCACGTAGGGCGATCTCGGCTACGCGGCTATTAAAACCCCGGTTGTCAATGTTGGCAAGCATCATGTTTTCCCAGTACGCTTGGCCGTAGGTAGTGGCCATTGACATGGTTTCAACAAAGAACTCGTCGTCTTTTTTCCACTTTGCCGCGGTGTCTTTGCTGATATGAATTGCTGCGTACATCGCCTTTTGGGACGCGCCTTGTTTACCCAGTTCTAAAATGGTCTCAGCCATCTCTGGGGTAAATACTTTTTTGGTTGGTTTTTTAGCTGCCACACTTCCACCTTTTTAATGCCGCTGCTTTGCGGGTTGGTTTTCCACTTTCGTCCTTCATAGGACCTTTTACGCCACTCATACGAGCGCAGAATGAATCTTTACGAGAGCCACCCTCTGGTTGGGGTGCCTTTAAATTTGAGCCAGTAGCCGCGTTATACTTAGCACGACCTTTGGCGGTAAGCCCAGCACCTTGCGATGCTGGTAGCTTTTCACCACGACCAATAGCTAGGGATACAGACTTCTTTTTAGTTGCCATTATTTGTTCTTAGCTGTCTTTGCAGCCTCTTTAAATTGTTTTGCTGTAGGGGCGCCTTTGGTACCCGGCTTGCGCATCTTTTCGCCTGAGCCAGCTTTAATGCGCTCTTGCTTAGCGTGGATGTTTGCGTATAAACCGGGTTTAGTTGCCATTTTTGTTACTTAATGTATAGTTATGTGTATAGTTGTTGACAAAAAGTATATGTATCAACAGTTTTGTTGACATTTTTGTAAAGTTTTGCAGGCTAATTGTAAAGTTAAAAAGCAGTGATTGTAAAGTTAAAAAGCAGTGATTGTAAAGTTATTGACATTGGGCAGGAAATCCCAATCTTGGAGTTGGTTACCTGTGGGTCTGGTGATATTAAGTGCCGATGCCTCCGGTCACACCTTGCCTAATCTCAAAAATTTAAAAGCCTGTTACTTTCTTTGCAGCTTTTACTAACTCTTTTTCAGTGCTCTCGCTGACGAACTTATTGATCTGCATTGCTGCGTCAATGATTTCGGTCATTGTAGGGAACTTTGGAGCTGCTTCAGCTAATTGTTTGGATGTCTTGTCCATTAGATCCCACGCAGCCATCTGGGCTTTGTAGGTGTTCTCTAATAGCTCTTTTGCTTGGTAAAACGCTGCATAGCGCAATTCGAATGGGTTCATTTTGTTTCTTTCTGTGTGTGTGATGTGTGTAAGGGTGCTGGTCTTTCCCAGCGGTCAGGAGTCCAGTCACCTCTCGCTTACTGGTTCGGAGCGCTTCACAGCGTGTCCTATATTAACTAATACGCATTTTCGTACTAAATCGCCCTAGTCTGGAATAATGATCTTGCGGACTGGCTTTTCTTTCGCCTTTTGTTCCTGCTCTATCATCTTGCGAAAGGTTGGCATCATTTCGTTGACAATGCCCTTAGTCATTGCTTCTGCCAGCATACGGTGCTCCATCTCTTGCTCTGCTGTTGTCTTTCGTGTCTTTTCGTCCACGTTGTCTGCAATCTTGGTGCTGAACTTACGATGCTTTAAAAATTGCCGGATAAAATTATCATCACTCATCTTTAATCGCCTTTAATGCTGCCTCCATGCTGGCCTTGGCCTTTTGAAACTGAGGGCCAACTTGTGCGTGGATCGAGTTAATTGGGCCGTATGCGTACTCGTACGGGGCTTTAGATAGTGTAACTAGCATTGCGTTGATTTCACGAATAGTGTACTCTAATGTTACTACTACATCATCTAATGGGTCCGGTTGTTTTACTTCGTCTGTCATTTCTTTTTACCTTTTTGTTTAATTGGAAAATCGGGATACATCAGTCTTTCTCTTGCTGCTAATTTTTCTGGATCAACACAATACTGGTTTAACTCAAACTTTTGACAGTATGTGTCCATCAACTTCTCCATACGCATCTCATGAAGTGCCTTGATACCGAGCAGTGCATTTAATACATCGTCCTCGGTCATTGGTGTTGGATGGTCTCCGTAGTGCTTAAACAGCAATTCAATGTCGTCGGCTGTTTGCCACGCCGTCATGATGGCGGACTCTAAATCAATTCGTGTGTTCATTTCTTTTTCTTTCTGGCAGCCTTTACTTTGCCCTCAAAATCAAAACAGTACCATCTACCAACAATAATCAACGCAGGAAGGAGTTCTTTCCATGCTTCAACGTCATCTTCATGCCATTTGTTGGACTGCTTTAAGCTCTCACTTATGCTGACATAGCTGTCAATAAGACTTTTACCAATGAGCTCGTCTGCAAAGTCGTCGTCAATTTCAATCTTCATTTTCCACAATCTCCTGTGCCAGTGTTAGGTGCGTTTGTAAAGCTGCCTGTGTAGTGTTGTATCGAGTCCTTGCGAACTTCTTTTGGGTTGACTCGCTTTTCAATCTCACGCTGGATGTACCACATTGCCTTGCGTAAGTCCTCTACTGCGTCCTTCTTTAAGTCACAGCGCCAGATGTACTTGAGCGCGTTGCCAAGATTAAAACTCATGTGCTCAGTGATCTGAATGCACTCAATGCCTGATGGGTGCTCTGTGTAGTGCTTAGGATGATTGACCGGATCTTGCATGCTTTCTCCTTAGTTCGTTTTCAACCGCTTCAATTTCTTCTGGTGTGTCACATACCCACAGTGTCTGAATGTTTTTAAACATAGTGGGGTCAATGTCTTCCACGCCTTGAACCGTGTCAAACATTGCGTGACCGTTGTGTAAATGCTCTACAATAAACGTCGTCATAGCTTCAGTTCCTTTTTAATAAACTCCACACCCTTGTTAAAGTGATAGCGCCAGTACTTCTCCGTTATGTCCAAGTCGACGTGGTTTAGGCCCTCCAAAAAAGCAGTCATTACTTCACGCTCCTTCGGCGGGACCTTGGTGTTGATGAGGCGCTTAATGTCTGCCACGTCCTCAGCACTCCAGGGTAGGTAGGCCTCTACCAACTCAGTAGAAATACCGTCCCCGTCGTCTTGTTCGATTGGGTCTAGCTCCTCGTCGGACAGCCTCGGAGTCGCAGCGCTTACTTTGTGTCGGGTAAATGTTTTCTTCATAGCTACACTAATACGCAATTTAGGTCGTCTAACAGGGCTTCTTGCAAATTTATTTTGCCTTCGAGCACCTTTACCACGTGCTGGTCGATGGTATTATGCGCCGTTAGGTGGTGTATGATAACCGGCTTCGTTTGCCCTTGGCGGTAGATCCTAGCATTCGCTTGGATGTAGTTCTCTGAGCTCCATGGTAGATCGAACCAGACCGTTTGTGCTGTGTCTCCAACGTTGCACTGTAGATTAAGCCCGATTCCGCCGCTTTGCGGGTGGGCAAGGAGCATACGAATCTCGCCACGACGCCACGCCGCAATGTTGTCATCGTCCAGCACCACCGCCTCTGGGAACTGAAGACGTATTCGTTGGAGCGAATGCTTGAAATGATAGAAGACAAGCGTGGGACTTGAAGATTCTTCCATGATCGACTCAAGACGTTCCAGTTTAGCGCGGTGTACTTCTTGTGTGTCTCCCTCTTCGTTGTAAACCGCTCCTGATGTGAATTGCAGTAGCTTGTTCGCCAGTGCCGCCGCTGTCGGAGCTGTGATTTTTTCTTTCTTGATGTCAACGACCATCTCTTTTCTAAGTTCGTCATACTTTGCCTTTACGTTTTTATCTAATTGAATAGAGTGGTATAGCTTAGTGCATTCGGGCAGCTCTAGGTAGTCTTCCGCCTTGAGCGAGTAGCAGATGTCTGAAATCTTTTCTTGGATCTGCATGTCTGCGCCCAGCTTGAGCTTCCAGCTGTACACCACGTGCGTGTGCCTGTTAATCTGATCCGGCAGCATGTACTTGTCACGAAAGCGGGTGAGCGATGTCTCCAAGCGCTCGCCTAAGTCTAATATGCCTACCTGTGACCAGAGATCAGCGATACCCTGAGGGGTAGGTGTACCAGTGAGGATAATACGCCGTGAGAAGCCCTTTAAATGCTTTTTAAGCGCCTTAAAGCGCTTGGTGCTGGGATCCTTAAACCGGCTGGACTCATCAATCACTAAGTTAGTGAACACTAACATATTTGCAGCCTCGCATAGCCACGCTACGTTCTCAAGGTTTATCAGATAGATGTCTGCTTCCGAATTCAAGGCGGACGATCTCTGCGTCGGGCTGCCCATGATCTTGGCTACTTTGAGGTGCGACAGGTGGTCCCACTTCTTTACCTCTGCGTCCCACACGGTTTCCGCCACCCTTTTTGGCGCGATGATCAAGGTCTTCCCCTGAAACTGTTCCGCAATGATGGTGAGTGTTGTCGTCGTCTTCCCCAGTCCCGGTGGCAGAAAAAGTCCCATGTTCGGGACCGTACGGGACAAATTGATAAGATGCTGCTGGTACTGGTGCAGGTCGGAGCGCTTCACAAATAAAATCCTCTATGTCGTCGTATGTTCTAAGTATGTGTACTGGGTGGCCTTGCTCGCCGAATTGGTCAAACACTATCTCTTGGCGCTTGCTGATCCTGCCGCTCGTCGTCTTCAGCTCCACGAATAATACTTTGGAGTTCAGTAAGACTATGCGATCCGGAACGCCCGAGATACTCGATATGAATTTGAGGCTCATTCCCCCGTTTTGTTTGACTAGTTTGTTTAGTCTTTGCTCTACTTGTTTTTCTAGCATACTTTTCCTTTTCGTGCATGCAAATTTTAAATACCTGCTTGGCTAGGTGGCCTGTGAGGTAGGCTCTGGTCTCACCAACAAAGCCATCGTCCTCACCAATGTGCTCGGCCAAGCTGTCTACCGCGTGGCACAGCTCATGGGCGATCGTGTCCACCAGCTCGCTGATGTCGTCGTTGACTAGGCTCATGTCGAAGACGAGCACGATGATCGCGTCCTTGCCGTCGCCAATCACGTGCGTCTCCGCAATGCCGTAGTCTAGCGCGTTGGCTTTGAGCGAGACGTTGTGGTCTTTGAGGATCTGCTGGAATACCTTGTCGTCAAAGCACAACTTAATCACGTCAGGATAGAAACCAACGTCCAGCTTGTAGTAGTCGTATTTCTTCTTCATCATCGTCCAAAGGGTATGGTTGCCAGTATTTCTATGTGGTCGTTGTCAGCCTCAATGTGTAATTGCGTCTCATTCTCATCTGGCTTAGACTTGTTGAAGATGTCATCCCAGCGTTTGTCAAAGGTTTCCTTGTCGACACTGAGCGGGCGTGGGGTGTCACCCTTACC